AACCTGAAAAATACCGCCAGATATAGATACATTAGATACTAGAGTAGAAGCCAATAATGGCCCGTTACCGTCAGCGAAAACTTGAGTGCAGCTACCGGTTATATTACCGCTCCTTTTTGAGCTTGACATCAATAATTTAGGAGCGACTCTTGGCGCTCTTCTTATTACTGTTATGTGCTCCTCTTTAAGATCACCGTAGTTACCGATGTCTATAGTATTGATATTAACTAAAGTACCTAGAGCTGACTCTGGGTTACTGATCATTAAGTTGGAGTGTAAACTAAAGCTAGGGGTACCAGCTATGCATCTATCTATATTTATTTTCTTTGGCTCAGAGAAGTTATCAGTCCAGAATAGAAAGTTATCTATTATATTTATACCAGTAATCGACTTCTTCTCAGTGACTGTGTTTCTACTGAAGTTCAGTGTTTTAGGCGCTATAAACTTCCAATACAAAGCAGTAGTTAAAGCAGTAGCTACTACTCTATCAAAGTATATAACATTACCAACCACCTTCCGTATAATAGGATCACCAGTTAGGAAGGCATCAGTGGAATCACTCATTAAGGACGTACCACTAGCATTGTAAGCCTGTACAGCCATTCCAGGTCTAAGAGTATCAGTAACACCTGCAGTTAAAGTTAGTGAAGTGAACCCAGCTACGTTACCGCTTGGGCTATTTAAGTTAGAGTGAGTGTTATGTACTTCAAATATATCTACAACAACAGGTTTAGTTAACTTAGTAACGGTATCGTATTGTATGATTAAGTCTTTGAAGATCTTTAACTCTGTTATATCAGCGTTAGTAAAGAGTTCTTCCTTAGTCCACACTGGTGGTGATGCTAAAAAGAAATAAGCTTTATCAGCCTTCTCATCAGCAACAGAACCAACCATGGTGGTACTATAAGGGGCCCAAGAGTTTGTTAACTCCAATTCAGTCGAAGCTAGCCTTTCTATAGTTCCATAGGAAGTCTGAGCAGTACCAGCGTCACCACCGTCCGATGTTCTAACTTCTATATTTAAAGCGTCCCTATACTCTCCTTGAGGAACTAATCTCTCATCGAGATCCTTGTTCATCTTCCCAGCTTGAAACGTATGTTTTATCTCTGACATAAACTATTACTTAATTGGTTTACTAAGACCTTTTAGCACTTGAGTGAACTCTTCCATTTTAATGTTGGACAGTCTAATCTTAGCTTTCCTAGTTTCTGCGAACTTCTCTTTCTTGTATCTAGCTATTATGTTCTCTGAGATACCTGATCTACCAGATAACACTCCATACATGATATGCTTATATACAGCTTCTTCTGCAAACTTGTGGACAACCATCTCAGCATCTGTCCCTAAGCCATCGCTTATGTACTTAAGCGTAATAGTCTTACCAACTAAAGAGGACCCGAAGTGTATAAACCCAGTGGCGCTATCTATGTAGAAAGTTCCATTATCTTGAGCGTGCTGAGGATCTAGACCGTACCTACCACCCTCACTACCTGAAGCTTGACTCCCGTCAATTGATCCCAGGGTATTGTAATTATTACGTGTACTCGAAGTATACGGGTTAACAGCCGCTTCAGCACCACCGTATAGCTGTGTAGCGAGCACGTTTTCATTAGACCACTGGTAAGTCCCAGAGGGGTTTTGAGCTATGGGGAAGGGATTAGATGTTTTGCCCGTAGGGTATAGAGGGTTTTCAACGCCGTTACTACCTACTCTGACTACCTTAGTGTAGTTAACGTAGTCCTGTGGGAGATACATTACTAAGCTTGGTGGTACTTCTATTTCGTAAGCTTTATGAGACTTGAGAACATCGTATGATAATTCCTGTATAGCTCTCATCCCATGAAATTGTATATCAGTTCTACTGACTTTACTTATCAATTTACCCTCACCCACATACACTACCATGAACGAACTTATAATATCGTCTAAGGTTACAAACTGGTAATTCCCCTTATTGCCAATGGTATCGTTATACGCTTTATGTGTTATTCCATTTAGTAATCCCATAATTATCTATTTTCTTTTGCTTCTTTAACTGCTTGGTTTCTAAGTATAACCTCAGATAAACCTGGTTTGTTTATAACAATACCTGCAAGTTCTAATATTTTATTTGTCAAGTTACTCTCTTCTGAATTGTGTATAACAAAGTTAATTGAAGTGCTCGAGTTGTATAGAGCCTTATTCCCAACTACGTTATAACCCCACTTAGGTAACCCTGGTTTAATTATGTAATCACAAAGTATTGCAGCACTGGGAGTAGGGTATAATACTATTGATAAAGCATTCTTCCTGTAGTACGTTGGCATACTAGCTAAAGGCTTAAGTTTTGAGCTACCCATTACGTAAGCCCAATCACTCTTGTCAATCTCCTCGTATGTAATATAGTTTGTAAGTCCGGAACTTGTGGGGTCCGAAATGCTAGTATTAGTTATATTTGCCAATGCTTCATCCACAGCCCAGTTGTAGATTTGAGTATAAGTTACAGTTACAATATTATTGCTAGACGTAGCTGAGTGATATGGACTGTAATTATTGACTGCGTAAGTGAACTTCTGTGCTATCTGGGTACTTGTATCAGTACCTAAAACCCCGATAACAACATCATCCTGTAAAGAATTATTTATTGTATCTGCACCTGTATTAAAGATGAAATCGAATTCCATTTCTGCAAGCGCCCCAATACTACCGCGGTAAGAGCGGAGGCGGACTTTAGATGACTCATCTGTAATATCACCACCATCACCGAATGTTATTTTAACCACTCTATGCGATTGAGGTTTACTATAAACATTCTCTAACCAATGGATTTGACCGCTAGCAATTCCAATAGTTCCTTCAGCGGATATACTACCACCAACTACTCTGTGCATAGCAATCTTCTCACGAATAGTATCTATATCATCAGATGTTTTACTCTGACTACCCGGGCTTAACAATGCCGTTTTATAATCGTGGAAGTATTGGTTAAAAATGTCTAGCTGAGCCTTACCTGCTAACAAGTTAAACTCTTGAGGCGTTATATAACCTCTCTGTTCTTTATTAGCTAGAGCTAAAACCCTTTGATATACTGTATCTATGCTTATCGCCATTTTCCTTTACTTTATGCTATTATTTTACAATAATATAATCACATAAGATAGTGATATGTTACTATGGGAAACAAAAATAGCCACCCGGTTAAGAGTGGCTACAAGTGTTGTAACTAATTATATTAGTTTAATCGTTTCTCGATTGAGTTTAAAACCTCCATACCCTCGTCGGTCTTAAACCAAGATGCAAGAGCTGAATATGGGTGTTCGTCGAACGGAACAGTCATTAACTTCCTGTTGTTAGATCCCCACGTGAAAGTCCTGTTATTATCAGATAATTTAATAATACCAAACTCAGTGGCTTTTATACCAATATTCCTAAGGTGTATATTATCGTCACCTAGTAAGTCTAGGAACAGGTTAGGGTTTCTCTTAGCAAACACAAGTAAATCTCGTTTAAGCTCCTTAGAACTCATAGTAGACACCTTAGATCCAATCTCAGCACGCATGATTGCTTCTGCCATGTCAATATCTAGTTCGACAGCAGCATTCATTGCTTCCAATTCTAACTCTATACTATCTGTCTCGTATTCCGCTATAGCCTCATCATCTCTCTCTGCATACGTATTACCCTTCTCTGGGTGATACAATGACAGTAACTTCTGAAGAGGTTGTAGGTTTTTAGGGACCATTAATACTCCATTGAAAAATGTTACATTAGCTAACTGCTTATTTCCAACCATCTCGTCTACAAAAACCGTCTTTTGATTTCTAGTATACAACAATTCTCTTTCGTAGTTAGCCTCAGGATCAAAGTAATACCTACCTTTGCAACGTATTCTATATGTCAATGGTGAAACGTTATTTAATAGGTAGTAAAATCTATCTTTGAGTTCCCAAGCATCTTCTTGTTTTTCAACAATAGGCTGCTTCACTGACTTAATAACTTCTTGTTCTACAATAACCTCCTCGGTCACTGCTGTTTTTTTAGCTTTACCCGCCATAATATAATATAATTAAAAAGATTAAAAAAATATAACCGAAGAGATTTGTCCCTTCGGTTATATAATATTAGATATTACCCACGTAACATCATGAAGTTGTTAGCTCCTTGCACAACTAAGCAGCGCTCAGTTAACATGTGCATTTGCATTGCATCTAAAGCAGATGTAGTAGCTCCAACAGAACCAGTGGTCCATGTTTTGAACTTTCTGTTATCTGCTTGAGAAGCTCTATAACGAACGTGTAAGAAAGGACGTTTCAAGTTCTTCCCTAAGTTTTGATCATATACAGATGAAACTCCAGCTGGAACAAATACCCCTTCGATATCCCCTGCACCAGCACCATCAATTTGTCCATCAACAACTCCACCACGAGTAGACTTATCGTTTAAGTACTTCCAGTCAGTTTTATAGAAGTCATAAGAACCTCTTCTAAAACCAGAGAAACCTAAGTTTAAGGCCATGTCTTCATCATTATCGAATACACCATAAGCAGATCCAGAAGCATTGTTACCTAAACCAGCTAACATATCATCGATTTGTAAAGCCATAGTTCTATCTAAGAACATCATGTACTCTTCGATAGCTCCTTGCTTATCAAACTCCTTAAGTATAGCGTCAAAGTCAGTCATAGCGAATGCAGTTGATCCATAAGATACATTACCCCTATCTGTTATAGCAGCGAATAAACCTTCCGAACCATCAACAGGTACAGTAGAACTCGCGGTAGTATTCGTCAATTCAGCTTCTATCATTGCCATTTCACAATAATCAGTAAACCTAGCTTTAGTATCACCTGCAGCCTTTAAGTACCATAAGTAACCACTTTGTCCTTCTTCACCAGAAACTTCTACCCAACCAATTTGAGATGCATCAGATCCTGAAACCTCAAACAAATCTTTCATGATAATTGGCTTGTTAGAGTAAGACTTAAAAGTAGGACTGTTAGACCCTGTTCTTCCCTCTTGACCTTTAGCAAACTCAGAACCATAAACGAATAAAGACACAGTATTACCAGCCGCTATATTAGCATGCGTAACTAGAGTAGCCACCGAATAAGGTAGTACTGTCACAGCCAGAGCCGTAACGTCGGATACGTAACATTTAACCGTTGCACCAGAAGTACCAGCTTTAGACACAATAACAGTGTCACCAACACGAACACCATGTCCTGCTTCTCCAGTCGCATCAACTGAATTACCATCAATATCTTCTGCTATAGTTATAACTCCAGTACCACTCACCAAACCTGTGTAAGATAAGTGAAGACGACCTTGTTCAGACCATACAACTCTATCAGCTTGCATAGCTTCTTCAGCTCCTACTTGCTCTAAGAATCCAGATACGGATCTATTACCAAAGACTTCAGCTTCTTTTGCCATAAGGTCTGGAACATACTGTTGTCCCCAGCCTTTAGTAGCAGCCGACGTAAAGTCTATATAGTTAGACGCTAGAGCTACCGCCGCTGGCGTTGGGACCGTGTTTAAGTTCGTTCCCGGATTAATTACTTGTATTGCCATGATTTAAAAAATTTAAAGTTTAATTATTTCTTTTTCCTAATTTTGAATTTGAAGTCATCTGAACCTTCACCAAGCACTCTAACTTTTAGACCACCTACGTTTGTTTCACCGTGAGTACCCCTAGAATTTACGTCAATGTTTTTGCTTTTAGCTATAGTCTCCTTGATCGCATCTGCCTTACCTTGTTCATAAAAGTGTTGTGCAATTGCATCAGGGTTATTAGCCGTAAACAATGATTTGTGGTATCCCTTAGCATCACTCATCTTGTTATCTTTATCCAAAAACTTTTGAACAAAGTTACCAATATCGCCTTGGTCTGCCTTTACATCGTTGACATTCTTAACATTAAACCTAAACCTTTTGTCCCCAACGTTATATTCAAAACCTTTGAAGTTATCGTTAAAGACAGTTTCAGTCTTCTGCTTAAAGAACTCTTTCTGAGATTTAGCGTGCTTATCCGCTTCTTCTGACTCCTTGTTGTATCGATCGAAAAAATTAACTGCCTTCTGTTGCTCATTAGTGAGCTTACTACCAGCTTTAATCTCTTCATAATATTTAGACTTTTGCCCGTCTATATAGGCCCTCGCTTCAGCAACTTGCTCTTTCATAGCGATTTTCTTTCCTCTAACTGTTCTCTCTTCATCCATGTCCTCGTCGAACCCAAACCTATCTTCTAATAAGAAGTTTCGTTCCTCTGCTGATAGATGTGGTTTAGTGGCTTTGTAGAACTGATCTAATACTTCTGAGTTGTCTAACTTTGAAGTGTCGGCATTTAACTTGACGTAATCGCCTAAGTCACCACCAGTGTCTTCCATGAAGTCAACTAATTTTTGTATATTCTCTGGTAGAGCATTTACAATATCAGGGGTTTCAACTACCACCTCCTCAGCTTCATCTACAACTTCGTCAGTTATCTCCTCTAGTGTTGATACCTCTTGTTCTTCCCCTTGCGGTTGTACTTCTTCTTGTTCTTCTGAGGTTTCGGGGTTCTCATTGCCGCCCACCATTCCTGCTGGCTCAGCTTCTGCTTCTTCAGTTTCATTGGTTAGGGGTTTACTTAAGTCTACCTTTACAACGCTATCGTCTCCAGCGCTCTCGAATTTGGCATCAACTACTTGTTCTGTAACTTCCTCTGCCGTGATCCCTTGATCTTCTACCATAATAAAATACTATAAAATTAAAAACTATCTAGGTGAAAACTTATCTAATCCTAGTCCACCTCCAACTATATCATTACCTGATGACTCAAACTTTTTAAGTGATTCACCCTTTTTTATTGCTTGCTGATTTTCAGCCTGCCTATCTATTCTCTCGTCTTTCCTATCCTCTCTACTAGATTCTCGGTTGTTTATTGTCTCATTCTCCATGCCACTAAGCTTCATGCTTAATTCAAACTCATGGTTCATTAAGTCTTTTTTAACTAAAGCTTCTTGTTGTAAATAAGCTATCTTTAGTTGATTCTTAGTTTCTTCCAGCTTACTCTCTATTTCAGCCTTAGCTTGTTCTTTCTGTGTCTCAGCTTGAGCTGCAGCTTGTTGGGCTTGTATGTTAGCATCAGATTGAGCTTTAATATTCTCCTGCTGCATAGCTTGATCTCTATCAGCCTTTCTCTTTCTCTTAATCTTGAGTAATTGATTGGCTAACTTGACGTTCCTAACGTCCCTAAGATCTATAGCGTCATCAAGATCAATCATCTTCTGACCTAAAGCCATTTGGATATTTTGCTCTAGTATCTGCTTCTCCTCGTCGTCCGGTAGTAGCTCTATGAATATCCCAAAATCATACAAGTGTAAGTCTTTAATCTCCTCTAATGTAGCTACGTTATGAGCCCCTATAGATTGAATGAATGCATCCCTTGTTGGTGA